CATTATGGTGGTACGCATCGGTGGGAACAATGGCGAGAAGCTATGAAGGCTGAGGGTATCGAAGTATTCAACGGCATCAAATTCAATCTTGATACTGGTGAGTGCATGAATTCCAAGCCAACTACTGAAGCACAAGTTATTCCTGCTAAACGTAGTGATTGGTTACGAGCCTTGCGTGTGTTCAAGCGGGGGTTAAAGGTACGTGCCAAGCTAGGTGTGTTGGATACCATCTGCCGAGATGTTGTATCAGAACGCCAACTTACTAAGACTAGATACGACTGGGTTCAACCCGACTGGTCTAATGAAAAATGGATTGACTTGTTGTTTAATTCAATTAAAAATAACCAACACCCAACAGAGTTGCTACAAGGTTTTGTTCAGAGCGTGACGGGGGATTACTATTACACCATTAATAAAAAAACAACGCTACAAGCGGCTGATAGTGTATGTGCTGAACTAAGCGTACAACTACGCCGTAAATTCGGTGTGTTCGGTGATGACGAGGATGAGTATGGTGCGATATACAAATCCATAGAGCGAGAGAAAGCGCAGAGTGAAGTGTCCTAATTGTGGTGGTAATACAGAGGTGCGGGAAACCCGCTCTCTGTTTGACCAATCTGTGAGTAGACGAACGAGAGACTGTCAACGATGCGAACTCCGCTTCAACACATACGAAATAGACGATGCCCTATGGGGCACGATCAGCAAACATATGCAACCCCATTCCAAGTCTGTGGTCAAGCGCAGAGGATTAACCCTGCGCAACTTCAAAATTGCAGAGCGTTTGAAAGCGGGGGAGAAACACCTGACTATCTCTATCGACTTCAACCTAAGCCCCAACATGGTAAGCACCATAGCAAGACGCATGGGTATCCCATCCAAGCGTATGAGAAAACCTTTATCAACGCACAAGAGTGCAAAACCTAGGAAAGTGAAATGAAAAGTAAATCAGCGAAAGTAGCAGAGTATTTTTTAAAGCACCCCAATGCAGTACCGAAAGATGTTGGTGCTAAGTTTACTATGCACATGCCTCAGGTGTACGGCATACGTAAACGTGTGCTCAGTGGTTCTATGCTAGGTGATGTAGCCAATCCGCAAGTCACGACCGACGCGGTAACGCAGACTCCCAACCTACAACAAGTTGGTGGTTCACACTACAAGAACATGGCCGTGCAACCTTGGGTAGCAATGGAATCATGGATGACACCCGAACAGTTTGCAGGTTTCTTACGTGGCAATGCTATTAAGTATCTTGCACGATGCGATGTTAAGGGTGGCATTGACGACATCAAGAAGGCACGGCACTACATCGACAAACTTGTTGAGGTAAGAAAGGATGTGTAGCCTATCGTTTTATGGGGGCATACTTGTAGGTATAGGACTTCTACTAGCCCTAGCACTAATTGCATTTATGTTTGTGTTTATAAAAAATAATTGAGGGTGACATGGACATAGTAACCATTGACTTTGAAACCTACTACGACAAGGAGTACTCCTTGTCTAAGATGACTACAGAGGCATACGTACGTAGCCTTGACTTTGAAGTCATCGGTGTAGGTGTGAAGGTAAACGACTATCCCACAGACTGGTACAGCGGAGACAACGTGGGGAAATTCCTCAACAGTCTTGATTACCGCAACAAGGCAATCCTCTGTCACCATACTGCATTCGATGGGGCAATCCTATCGTGGCACTTTGGCATCAAGCCTAAGCTATGGCTTGACACACTCAGCATAGCAAGACCCTTGCACAATCTCACAGTAGGGGGAAGCCTTGCCGCACTCACTACCTACTACGGACTAGGCAAGAAAGGTGATGAGGTTGTCCAAGCACTGGGTAAACGCAAGGCAGACTTCACACCCGAAGAACTTGCACGATACGGAGAGTACTGCAAGAACGATGTGGAGTTGACCTACGCTTTGTTCAACAAGATGAAGAAAGGTTTCCCTGTCAGCGAGTTGCTGGTCATCGACCAAACGCTACGCATGTACACCGAGCCAACCATCGAGTTGGATGTGCTTCTCTTACGTGAACATCTTGAGGAAGTAATTGCCCGAAAGGATGGATTGATCGCAGACATGGGGTTGACTGGTGTCACCAAGGAAGCGTTGACCAAGACGCTAATGAGTAACGAGATATTCTCCAAGTATCTTATTAACCTAGGCATCGAACCCCCGAGTAAGGTCAGCGCACGTACAGGCAAACAGGCGTGGGCATTTAGTAAGACGGACAAAGAGTTCACCGACTTACTGGAACATCCTGATGAGCGTGTGCAGAACGCAGTAGCCGCTCGCTTAGGGGTTAAATCAACCATCGAAGAAACCCGAACCGAAGCCCTGCTGTGTGTCGCTCAACGTGGGTGCTTGCCCATCATGCTCAACTATTATGGTGCACACACAGGGCGATTCAGCGGTGGCGATAAGCTGAACTTACAGAACCTACCTGCACGTGGGAACAACAAGATCAGGCGTGCACTACGAGCACCCAAGGGGCAAGTTCTTGTGGCGTGTGATTCGTCACAGATTGAGGCCCGCATGGTTGCGTGGATTGCAGGACAGGATGAGTTAGTCCAAGCGTTTGCTGAGGGGCGGGATGTATATAGTGAGTATGCATCCGATGTGTATGGACGCAAGATCACCAAGGAGGACAAGATAGAACGGTTCGTAGGTAAGACCTGTATTCTTGGTCTTGGCTATGGCATGGGCGCAGAGAAGTTCAGACGTACCCTTGAGATAGGACAGGGTGGTGTGAACGTAATCATCGACATCTATGAAGCCGAACGTATTGTCCGACTCTACCGACAGAAGAACCATAAGATCGTGGCATTATGGCAAAGGTGTGGACACGCACTGACCGCCATGACTCAAGGTGATAGCGGCAACATACACCCTTTGGTTAGCTACGACAACACAGGCATCACACTCCCCAACAAGTTGCAGATTAAATACCCTGCACTACGCCAAACCAACAGCGGGTTTGAATACATCGCTGATGCACGTACCTACCGCAAGGCAGTCAAAGATCGTGTGCTTAGTGGGACAACAGATGATATAAGTTGGACTCGTATCTACGGTGGCAAGGTCACAGAGAATCTGATTCAAGCCCTTGCTCGTATCGTTGTGTCTGAACAGATGACTGCCATTGGTCGCCACTACCACGTGGCTTTCCAAGTTCACGATGAGATCATCATCACTGCCCCTGAAGAACAAGCGCAACACGCAGAGAAACTTATTGTCGAGATCATGTCTACCCCTCCAAGCTGGGCAAGCACGTTGCCAGTTGCATGTGAAGCGGGTACTGCGAACAACTATGGAGAAACCTAATGGAGAAGAACACATGACTATCGCTGAGATCAAACGCACACCACGTAACACCGAAGCCCTTGCACTACTTGAGGCAATCGTCAACAAAGTGCAGGATAACGAGGACGCATCTAATCTCATGGTGCTTGTGAAAATTGGGGATGATTACCATCGCTACTCTACAAATTTGACTGACACCATGTCGCTAATCGCCGCTTTAGAACTGGCGAAGTTCGATGTGTTGCAACGCATGGCAGAGTAGGCTATACTGAAACTTCCAATTAAACAGAGAACCCTGAGGACACCCCTCGGGGCTATAACCTATGCGTCTTAGCCACTCTTACTCGTCCATCAAACTGTACGAGAACTGCCCATTGCGCTACTTCCGACAACGTATTGTTAAGGATGTGGTAGATGAGGGCGGTGAAGCCAGCAAGTACGGCGAGCGAGTTCATGCTTTTCTTGAGACACGACTCAAAGAGAACACCCTCTTACCACAAGAGGTAGCCCATTACGAATCCCTTTGTTCCGCAGTTGAACGCATCGCCCACAATGGTGAGCTGTTCGTAGAGAAGGAGTTAGTCCTGACCGACAACCTTACACCAACAACTTGGTGGGAGTCTGACGCATGGCTACGTTCTAAACTTGACATCCTTGTAATCAGTGGCGACATGGCTAACGTCATGGATTGGAAAACAGGCAAGAGAAACGCTGACCAATTCCAAATGCAACTGTTCGCCGCGCAAGTATTCAAGCACTATCCTGAGGTGACAAGGGTTAAGACTTCCCTAGTGTGGCTGAAGGACATGACTATGGATACAGAAACGTACTACCACAGTGGTGTCAACACGATATGGGCTGAGGTTATGAAGCGCATTCAGCGTATCAACGACTCATTGGAACATGACAACTGGCCTGCCAAACCAAGTGGCTTGTGCCGCTATTGCCCTGCCCGACATAATTGTGATTACGCTAGGGTTTAACCCTACTTGACATCTGTGTAAAGAGGAGTAATATATGAGTGCACTGACCCCCGAAGGCAAGGTAAAGCGTAAGGTTGTTGAGTTACTTAAGAAGCATGGTGTGTGGTACTTCTTTCCCGCCAGTAATGGCTTTGGTAAAGCAGGTATTCCCGACATCATTGCGATTGCAAAGGGCAAGTTCATTGGCATTGAGGTCAAAGCTGACAAGACCAAAAAGCCAACGATGTTGCAGGTCAAGTGCGGTGAAGAAATACAACGAGCGGGTGGGTGGTGGTTCTTAGTGTATGACGCTGACTCCCTCTATTCGCTTGAGCAAGCATTAAAAGAAAAACTTTACAGGTGATGACATGGTAGTGG